CCCAACTTCGACGACGACGTCGGGCAGTCGCTCTACAAGCCGCAGCCGTTTCACCGGCAGATCGGCAAGTCGCTGGAGGAAGTCGAAAGCGATACCTACCGGAGGCTGATGATCAATGTCGGACCCCGCATGGGAAAAACCACGCTCGCCTCGGCCATGTTCCCGGCCTGGTACATCGGACGGCATCCTGAACGGTCTATTATCGTTGCTACTTATAACGAGCATTACTCATGGGATCTGGGTCGTCGCGTCCGCGACATCATGGAAACCCCCGAGTACAAGCAGGTTTTCCCAGAGGTAGAGATCAAGGTTGGCGCCAATGCGGTCAATCGTGTTCAGACGACCCGAGACGGTGTGGTGTTCTCCGTTGGACGCGGATCATCCATCACGGGTCGCGGTGGTCACTGCATCCTACTGGATGACCCAATCAAGGATCGTGTCGAGGCAGACTCTGTGCTGGTGCGGGAGAAGTTATGGACCTGGTACAATCAGGTGCTCCGCACACGCCTCATGGACTCCACCGGGACGATTGTTATCGTTCAAACGCGGTGGACCGATGACGACCTCGTCGGCCGACTGATCGATCCGCTCAATCCCTACTACAACGCCGACGAAGCCAAGTCCTGGCGCAAGATCGACCTGCCGGCGCTGGCCGAAGAAAACGACGTGCTCGGCCGCGCGCCAGGCGAGCCGTTATGGCCTGAACGCTTCACCAAAGAATATTTGGAGGAGATCCGTGCCACAGATCCACGTGGATTTGCTGCGCTTTATCAGGGCCGTCCAGGGCCAAAAGAGGGCGTATTTTTTAGAAGTGAAGATCTGGTCGGCTACAACAAAATGGACGACGTCCCGGCGTTCCATAAATTACGCTTCTATGGTGCGTCAGACCATGCGGTATCGACGGAGCGCGTGGCCGACAAGACTTGTCTGATGGTCGTCGGCGTCGACGAAAAGGACAACATCTGGGTGATGCCGGACGTGGTCTGGGCCAGGCTCGATTCGGCAGCTGCGGTCGAGGGCATGATCGCGCTGATGAAGAAATACAAGCCGCAGTTTTGGTGGGCCGAGGGCGGCGCCATCACCAAGTCGATCGGACCTTTCCTTCGAAAGCGAATGGTCGAGAAGCAGGTGTTCTGCGCGATCGATCCGATCAATCCGGCCGCCGACAAGCAACAACGCGCGCAGGCGATCCAGGCGCGATCGTCGATGAAGATGGTTCACTTCCCGATTTTCACTCGCTGGTGGGCTGACGCACAGGACCAGATCCTGAAATTTCCGCACGGCTCCAAGGACGATTTGGTCGACACCCTCAGCCTTATTGGACTAGGGTTGTCCAAGATGCATGGCCGGACGCGCAACAAGCCGGCCGATGTCGAGGTCAAGTCGGGCACCTTCCGCGAGATGTTCGCCCATACCAAGCGCCGCGAGGGCCGTGAGCGGAGGAGTTTGCAGGGATGGTAGACACCTCAGCCGGTTCGCTTATGGACCTGTTCACAGGCGGAAACCCGGATTCGTCTGCCGGTCCCGACATCAATTCAGACACCGGCAGGCCGAACTCCATGCCGCGTGCCAACCCGGAGCCTGCCGAGCGGCGCCGGCGGCTGGTGTCGTCCTGGACCGACAAGGTCAAGAAAGCCAAGCGGTACTGGAAGCCGTCGTTCGACCGGATGCGGGAAGACCAGGCCTTCTGTTTCGGAAAGCAGTGGTCGAAAGAGGCCAAAGATGGGCGCTATGTGGCGAACCTTACTCTGCGCCTGGTGGCGCAAAAGACCGCCTTCCTCTACGCCAAAAACCCCAAAGCCGTTGCCAAGAAACGCCAGCGCCTTAACGCGACGTCCTGGGATGAGTCACAGACCACACTGAACCAGCTGATGCAGTCCGCTGCCATGATGATGCAGCAGGCCCAGGCCACCGGCGGCATGGGTGGCGGCATGGGTGGCGGCATTCCGCCCGAGCTGATGGGCCAGGCCGCCAGCATGGCCCAGGGCGCGATCGGCGGCATGCTGCCGACCGCGACCGGCCAGCCGCCCGACATAGGCATGCTGATGGCTGGCGGCTCGGCCACAGCCGGCAACCCGTCGATGGCGCCCTCGCCGTCGATGAACCAGATCTCCGGCCAGATGGGCGCGGCGCTGGGCGGCGCGACCATGCCCGGTATGGGCGCAGGGCCGATCCCCGGCAGCATGGGCGGCGGCCAGGGCCTGGGCGACCAGCTCGGGATGGCGGCCGCGGGCGCCGCGGCAGAGGGCATGGTGCCGCCGGCTTCGCCGATGATGGCGCAGGCGGTCGGCTCCGGCATCGACATCATGATGGACGCCGCGCGCGTCAAAAACGAAAACATCATGATGGACAAACTCGCCAAGACGCTGGAGCTGCTCTACGCCTACGAGGTCGACAACCAGCCGCACCCGTTCAAATCGATGCTGAAGATGACGGTGCGCCGCGCCGTCACCAACGGCGTCGGCTACATCAAGCTTGGTTACGAGCGCGTGATGCAGTTGCGGCCGGATCTGGAGAAAGGCATCGCCGACGCCAATGAACGTCTGGCCACGCTTCAGCGCCTGGCGGCCGATGCGGCCGACAGCATCACCGACGACAACGATAAGGAGGCCGAGCAGATCAAGCTGCTACTGGCCGACCTGATCAAGCAACAGGGCGCGGTGGTTCGCGAGGGCCTGACCTTCGACTTCCCGCTGTCGACCAGGCTGATCCCCGACACCAAGTGCATCGACCTGCGGAATTGGGTCGCCGCCGATTGGGTGTGCGAGGAGTATTTGCTTTCGGTCAACGAGATCGAGGAGATCTACGGCGTCGACGTCCGCGGCCACTGCAACGAATACGGCTCCGATGAGACGTCCGATCCCACGACCGTGATGAGCGACTGGTCGTCGGCCAGACACAAGGACGACGAGCGCGCCAATCCGAATGCGATCGTCTGGGAAATCTTCAGCCGCAAGGATGGCTTGGTCTACATCATCTGCGACGGTTACAAGGAATTCCTGCGCGAGCCGGCCTCGCCGGAGATCTTCAACGAGCGGTTTTATCCCTGGTATCCGCTGATCTTCAACGGCGTCGAAGACGAAAAAGAGTTGTTCCCGCCGAGCGATGTGCGGCTGATGCGCGACATGCAGCTGGAGTACAACAGATGCCGCGAAGGCTTAAAGGAGCAGCGGATTGCCGGAAGGCCTTTCATCGGCGTTGTCGCTGGCGCGATGGACGAAGAGGACATGGACAAGCTGACCAACCGGGAAGCGAACGCGATCGTCGAGTTCAACGCGCTGCAACCGAACCAGGACATCAAGCAGCTGCTGCAAGCCTACGCGGGAGCGGGCATCGATCCGAATCTCTACGAGGTGAACCCAGTCTACGAGGACATCCTGCGGACCACCGGAATCCAGGAAGCCAACCTCGGCGGTACTTCGAATACGACCGCGACCCAAAGCCAGATCGCCGAGGGATCGCGCATGACCTCGATGGGCAGCAACATCGATGATCTCAACGATCTCCTGACGCAGCTGGCCCGCAACGGCGGCCAGATCCTCATGCGTGAGATGTCGCAGGACCGGGTCAAGAAGGTCGTCGGCCAGGGCGCGGTGTGGCCCGACAATGCCAACGCGCAGGACATTGCCAACGAGATCCTGCTGGAGATCGAAGCAGGCTCCATGGGTCGACCGAATCAGGCGCAGGAGATTGCCAATGCACAGCGACTCTACCCCCTACTTATACAACTGCCGGGAATTGATCCTGAGTTCCTTGCTAAGGATGTGCTTCGTCGCCTGGACGATCGGCTGGATCTTACGGAAGCGTTCAAGTCTGCACTCCCGTCGATCGTAGCGATGAACGGCGCAATGTCCGGCGGCGCGCCCGCAGGCCCCACCATGCCAGGTGCGGGTGCTGGTCCCGGTGCGATGCAGGGTCCGCAGGGTGCAACCAACGGCCCGTCGCCTGGCGCCGGCGGCGCGCCGCCGCCCACCGCACCGGATGCACAAACCACGTTGTCAGGCGCACCGCCCGGTCGACCGCACCCGATGCCGAGCCAGGTCAAGATGCCGGCAATGCCGGGGTGACAAGAAACTTGAAGTGGAATAAGAATCAACAATTGGTGCCAACCGGCACCTGGAGATCCAAGATATGGCAGATGGCGATCGGTTACCCACCGAGGTGACACCGTCCAATGTACCTTCGCCAGGTGCAACCGAAGGCGATATCGGAGGCAGTCTTCTAGACGCGCTCCAGACCTCAGTCCCCGAGCTGAGGCAGGACGACGACTACACAGACGCCGACGGTTCAAGAGGGGCTTCGCCAGCCAAAGTCGCACGGGACAGGTCCGAACCGGAACTGCCGGAAGAAGCGACACCTGAAGAGATAGCTAGGCTTTCCAAGACCGCGCAGCGGCGGATCAAGAAGCTGAATGCACAGCGCCAGAAGTTGGCGAGTGAAGTTCAGCGTTTAAAATCCATCGAGCCGAGCGCGCAGGCTGCTGACCAGGTCACCGATTACTTGCGCAAGCATGACATCGGGCAGGATGATTTCCTGTTTGGCCTGGAGATGATGGCGTCGATGCGCCAGGGCAATTTCCGCAAATTCTACGAGGGCGTTCAGCCCTACATGAAACTGGCGGAAGAATACCTTGGTCTGTCGCTGCCGCCTGACCTGCAAGCGCAGGTCAATCAGGGGCATATGACGTCCCAAGCCGCGGCCATGTACTCGCGCGAGCGCATGGACAAGGCAATGGCGCAGACCAACGCAGTACGCCAGCAGGCAATGCTGCAACAGCACCAGGCGACGTCAGCGCAACAGATTCAGCAGTCTCAAAGGGAAGTGCTGGCTACCAAGGTGGCCAATTCCGTCAATGCCTGGGAAGCGCAGATCGCGCGGCAAGATCCCGACTACGCGGCGAAAAAAGCCGCTGTTCAGAATACGATGTGGGCTGTGGTGCGCGAACAAGGTCCGCCGCAGTCGCCCGAGCATGGCATCCTGATCGCCCAAGAGGCGTACCGCCGTGTCAACGAGCAGTACCGTGCCTGGGGACCCCAGCGCCGGCCAACATCGCGTTCCCCGAGCAGCACAGGTCGCACCGCTGGTGTGGCGCCCGAGCCGAAATCCCTGCTGGAAGCAGTCCGATTCGCGCGCGATGGCGCCCCACGCTGATTTTGTGAGGGGCTACAATGCCTACCTATACCGCACCACTGCTTAACCACATTACGACCGCCGCCCTCGACTGGTGGATGAACAAGGGGACCGCCTTCCAGGAGGCGATCCAAGAGAAGCCGCTTTTGGCCTCGATGGAGTCCAAGAAGAAGACCTTCCCCGGCGGCAAGGGAAA